GGGCGCTCGGCCGGGACGCCGCGAATTCGAAGCCCGAGGCGGGCTATTCGAAGGCAGGCTATTCGAAGGCAGCTATTCGAAGGATTGTCCGGTCGCCGCCAGCCATGCGACGCCGCCGATGTAGAACAACAGCGGCGCAGCGATCGACGCGACGACGACGGCCGCGACGACGATCGTGACGCGTTTCCAATTGATGGGGGACATGGGCGCGGCCCCTTTCATGCCTCGCTTCCGGCCTTGACGGCGCCGACGCGGAATGCGCCGTCATGCGGCGCCTTCGGCAGCGGGACGCCATGCGGCCAAGACAGCGAATGGATGATCGAGCGGCGGAACGGCACGATGCTCACCGCATCGCTTTGATTGCCGCCGAGGCCCCATACGGTCGTCGCGTCGAAATCGACGACGAAGAACGTATGGCCGCCGCCGTCGCGCGTCTTTGTGGCGATGGCGCCGACGACGGGGCTGACGAGTCTGTCGCCATAGGCGGCGTAATCGAGCGCCCAGAGCGTGCCGCTCGACGGATAGCCGGCTTTGCGCAGGCAGGCGCCGACGAAGGCCGCGCACCACGGCACTGCGTCATGCTTGACCTCGGGATGGCCGGCGAGCGCATAGAGCTCGACGACCTTCGGATTGTCCTTGGCTCCGACGCCTTCATGCGTCCCGATATAGGAGCGCGCGACGCCGATCCATTTCGGCAAAGCGATCGTATTCGCCGCGGGCGCGGCGTCCTGTAACGCAGTCATGTTTCACCTCTGGGAAGAGCGCGCATAGGCGCGCGCGAAGGCGTCCGCGCGGATGGCGGGCGCAATGCCGAATGTTAAAACTCTTGTCTCGCGCAGATTAGCCGGGCGCTGCGATTACCGGCGATGCGGACGAGATGACGGACCTACGCCAGTTCAGCAACGCCTGCATTCGCGCGGGATCGCCACCGCTGGGCGAGCCGCCTGCCTTTGGCGATCATCGGCCGCTCGATGGTGCGATACGTCACGGAGGCGAGCAGCGCCGTCGCCGCCGAGACCGCGCAAAACATCAGCACAAACGATATATTATCATCTACGAGCTTTACGCTGCAGCTGTTGCCGCGAAGCTTGCAGATTACATTATTTGCTTTGATCGCCACTTCGATAATGGCGAAGTGCCAGAGATACCCGCCGTAGGAGACCTTGCCGAGCCATGCCATGGGCCTGTTCACCATTGCAGGCGCCGCGCCGCCGCCGAGCCCGACGGCCAAAGCCCCGAAGGCCGCGGCGTAGACGATATGACGCCCGAAGAAATCTTCCGTCAGCGGCATGGCGAGAACGCAACACGCGGCGCCGACCAGGCAGGCGACGCCCGCAGCCTTCGGTAAAGCGCACTCCTGCAATACTCGATAGGCGGCGGCGCCAATCAAGAAAGCCGGCAGTTGGCTCGGGAATGCGAAGTAGGTGAACGATTCCAATAGATAATCGCCGCCTTCGGAGCCGACGTAGGCGCGAAACCAGAAGGATGCTCCAACGGCCGCCGCGAGGGCCAAGGCGACCGAGGCGAGCGATTTCAGGTAAGGCGCGACGAACGGGAAAATGGCGTAGAAGGCCATCTCCGCCGCGATCGACCACCCGCCCGGGACGACGCTATTGATCGTTCGCGGGGCCGCGCCATGCACAAAGGCCGCCGTCGCCAGAACATCGCCCCACGAGACGCCATCGGGCGCCCAATATCTCGGGCGCAAGCCATAGATCCCGAGGTAGGCGACGATGGCGAGCCAAAACATTGGCGCAATTCGGAAAAGCCTCCGAACATAGAACGCGCGAACGCCGTCGCGCCGGGCTTCCCACGACGCCATCATGGCGAATCCGCTGACGACGAAGAAGAGCTGGACACCGTATCGTCCGCTGCTCGCGAGCGCTTGCAGAGGGCCGGTGAAGCCGATGACAGCCTGGCTCACATGGACCGCGATGACGCCCAAGAGAGCATAGCCGCGCAGTGCGTCGATATATTCCAGGCGCTCTGCCGCGCCGCTCGGCTCGCTCATGAACTTCTTTCGATGGAATGCGAAGTCAGCGCAGGCTATGCGATTTACAGGATGTGCCGCAAGCCGCCGGTGATCTCAGCCGGAGGCCGCACGATTGCCATTTCTGTCGAGGCGCCAAACCATCCCGAGGCCCAGCTCGGCGCCCGCATAAGGCGAGGTGGGCCGCGACTGCGGCCTGCTTGCCGCTACAGCGGGAAGTCAGTGATAAACGGCACGCACCAATCGTGGTCATCGGCATATCCATGGACCCGCGGGTAGGCGACATCATTGCGCAGGCAGCCCATGACATTGGAGTTGGCTATGACGGTCTCACTCGCGTAGGCGAGCTGGCCAGCGTGACCTGACGGAGCTCCTGAGAGCGTGAGCACGAGATCATTTCCGACAATTGAATGTCCCGTGATCGTCGGTGGAGAGTTCGACCCGTCCGCGAAGCGGAACCCGTAATAATTACCGCTCGGATAGCCCGTGTTCGGGACGATCGCCCCGCTCGTATCGAGCACGATATTGCCGCCCGGAACCTGAAAGTAGACCGTGATCTCCGCTGCGCCGCTGCGCCATATTCGCGCGTCGCGAAACTCGGTCCAGCCCGGTCCGAACATCTCGCGAAACACCGTGCGGGCGAGCGCCTGACCACGCATATTTTGACCGATATTGGTCATATGCACGCTTGTCGCGCCGCTCGCCTCGCTCGGAAATTGATGCGTCGGGATCGCAAGACGGATGTTGGGGTTGATCATCGCGGCTTGGCGGTTGCCGGTGATGACCGAATTCGAAAACGGATAACCCGTCGAGGTGCGGACGTAGGACAGGAACAGCACCCACCGCTCAGTCTGTCCCGTGATGCGACGGATATCCTCATCCATCTGCCGATAGAGCTGATTAAGTTGGTTCGGCCATTCGCCGATCGCGGCATAAGTGCCGCTCTCATTACCCATCCAATCGCCCGCGAGCACGACCGGACGATAGCCGGCTCGGCGGGCGGCATCGCACATATCTTGAAGCGCGCCGATGAAGTGATCATAGGACGGGCCGCCGCGCTTCAATTCGGTGATCGTCTTGCCGCCGATCGCAGGGTTGAAATAGCCGAAGTGCGGAAGGGACGGGCACTCGGCGAGTATTTGATATATCATGCCGTTGACCCAGGCCGAGCCGGCAGTCTCATTAGGGCCGGTCTCGATGAGATCGACCAGATTCGTGAAACGCTGACCTTCCGCGTGCGGACCGTTCGACCCCATTAAGGCATAGCCGGGGAACGTCGCTGTCGTCGACACCAGCACGTCAGTGCCGCCGCCGTGTGCGTTGGACTGCGAATCCGTGAAGCAGATGTAAAATAGGCGTAAATCATCTTGCAACGCAAAGCCGGTCGTCACGCCGCTGATGTAGCTCAGACTGCGACTGTCGGCGCCGGCATAGACCGTCTCTTTTGCGGTCGCCGCGAGCGCACCAGCTGAGACGAACGGTCTTATCGACGGGCCGAAATACGCCTGCGCATTGGCGATGTAGAGACCCTTTCCAGCCTCGCCAGTATATGCAGTTGAGCCTGAATTCGTGATCATCCAGAACATTTGATAGGTGCCGGCCGTCACGACGCGGCCGATCATGATGCATCGATACCAGCCGGGCATTCCGTCAATCGGAATAATATGCGGGACGTCGAGCGGCGGGTTGGATCCATCGGGCGTCGCCGTCCCGTTCGAGAGATCGAAAAGCACCTTCTGAGGCGCATCATGCTGACTAGCGCACCAACCCGTAATCTGCGTCCGCTCATCAGCCTTGACGCAGATCGAGAACGAGATCACCGTGCGCGCGCTTACCGACGAGAAGTTTTGAGACAAGTTGTGAAAGTTGTAGACAGCAAGCTCGTTTATCTTGCTCGCAAAGACATTCCCATAAGGCGCCGGAACAGTCGTCGGGAGAATCTGAACCTGCGTCTGCCCCCACGGTGATGCGTTGAAGTTGTCGGACTGATACATAAAGTTGACGATTTCGGTGGGACCGACGACCTTTTTCAGCGCATCATCGACAACTGCTAATGTATGGGCAGCGGTATCACTCGGATCGATACCGATCGTTATTTCGTCCGCGATACGAGAAATATTTATTCCGCTTCCAGCGGTGAAGGTGAGCGCCGTCGCCGTATCCGTGGGCCGCAATTGCTGCCACAGCGCGCCGTTGAAAATTATCCAATCGCCGACCTGCCATCCACTGACGCCGTCGATCGTCGTCGAGCCCGCCGTGGTGACGATGTAGTAGTCGCCCCGCGTGCCGACGCCGCTGGCAAGCGTGGGCGAATTCGTCGACGCGTTCCATAGCCCCTGATAGCGCGCCGTGAGCGACGGACCGGCAATGCCCAGGCTTCCGCAGATGATCTCCGCCATCTTGCGAAAGAGATATCTATTCGGGTGCAGGCCATCCATATACCAGACGCCCCGATTGTTCACGGTATCGGTCGGGGCGGTCCAGTAGGGCTCGACGCTCATGTCGAGCGAGGTCTCTCGCATGAGATCGACGCAATGGACCTCATAGCGATCGCAGCACTCTACGATCGCACGGCGCTTGCGCTCCCAATTCTCGGACTGCGAATAAGCGCTCGCGGAATCGACCCGCTTTTGCGGGAGGGACGTCGCCAAGACCAAAACCGGCTTCAGCAGCGGTGCAATCTTCGCATCGCGCTCGGCTTCCGTCTCAGAGCCGGTGAGATTAGCGCGCACGCGAATGTTGTCGTAGCGAGCCTTGAACTTGCGGATTATGTGGCCGATCGCTTGGATGAGCGTCGAGCCTGCGTAATCGGCGCCAATATCCGTCTCCGGGACGATCGTCTCGCCCGAGATCGCGCCGAAGGTGCCGACCGTGCCGGCCGCGCCGGTGTCATTGCCGCCGATCATCACGATGACCAGCTCGGCGTCATAGTCCCAAATCCGTTGCAACTGCGCGTTCGCGGCGAGCTGCGCTGTCGTATAGCCGGAGAAGCCGCCCGCATAGACGCTGACGCCAGTGAGATCGGCCATCGCGGCCGCGTAGCCCTGGTAGTCCGCGGAGGAGATGCTATCACCATAGAGCAGGATTTTATCGGACGGCTTGAGCTGCAGCTGCCTCGGCGCTTCGAACGGCGCGAGAGTGAAGCTGACGGTCGCCGCTGCGTTCAACTCGCCCCAGACGCGCCCGACGGTGACAGGCAAGCGCGCCGATTGCGTCGGCATCGGATGAAACGCGGCCGACGCCGTTGAGATACGCACGTAGGCGGTAGTGGCGGGCGCGACCGCGACGCCCTCAAACAGATAGGCCAGAAGACTGCCGACAACGCCGCCGACGACGGAGGACAGGAACGCTCCTGTCACGTCGAAGAAGCAAACGCTGCCGACGAGCGAATGGCCCCAGAGCTTATAGGTGATGGCGTCTCCGGCCTCCGTGGGAAGGAGGCTCGTGCACACCCAATTCGCGTCAGATGTGAAGACGCCCGTCGGGCCGAAATAGCCGACGTTGGTGGCGTAGTCCATCAGCTCGACGGCTTGTCCGCTATCGACGCGATCGGCGAGCGCTCGCAATGCCTCCCATGTCGCAGCCGAGGTCGTGAGCAGCTTGACCGTTTGCGCAAGTGTCGGCTGAAAGGCGGCGGACGCCGTGGAGATTCGCAGATAGGCGGAGCCCGCCGGCGCGCGAATGGCGCCGTCGACCACGTCGGCGAGCGGCGCCACCGATGAGCCGATCTTGGCGGAGATGAACTGCTTGTCCGCATCATAAAAGCACACGTTCCCGACCGCGGAATTGCCGTAGAGCGTGAAAATGATCGTGTCGTCCGGCGCGACCGGCAGGAAGCCGCTATAGATCCAGTTGGTGTCCGAGCTCGCGAGGACGCCGGTCGTTCCCAGATAGCCGGAGCTGGTGGCATGGCCGATGAGCTCGACCGCCTGGCCGCGCGTCGCGAGATAGAGCGGGGCTCCGCTGATCGACCCTCTGAACGATGAGGGAACCGCGCCGAGCGTGCCGTAGCAGAACCGGACGAAAGCCGTGGAGGCCGGCGCGGTGAAAGAGCCGCTATAGACCGCCGAATTCGAGGCGCTTACGTGCGTCTCGAGCGCCGCCGACGACGCATCATAGAAGGTGACGGAGGAGACGCCCGTATTGCCGAGGCCGGAGAAGACATAGACCTCTCCCGGCGCCGCTTGCAGCATCGGCGACGCGCGCCAATTCGCGTCGGTCGTGGAAAGGGCGCCTGTCGTCGTGACATATTGCGTGAGCGCTGCCAGCGAGGAAATATCAGCGACGATCGTTTCTGCCTTGCCGAGCTGCGCGGCGATCGCCGGGTCGAGGAGTGGATCACCATTCCACGTCCAGCCGCCGGAGCCGTTCGAGACATAGGTTCCGTTGCGATCGGCCTGGCCTCCCGTATCGGCGACGTCCGACTCGTTGGCGCCAGAATTCGGGTAGGTAAAGGTCCCATAGTCGACGACCGTCACGGTGACCTGGTCTGCGTTGTAGCCGGACGCGCCGAGGTTTCGGACATTGATCTTAGCGCCCGTCGTGAGCCCGTGTGGCGTCGAGGTGACGAGCCTCGCAACATTCGACGAGCGCCCACGATATGCGGTTTTCGCGATAATATCGCTCTCGACGATCGCGCGAATATTCGCCGCCGCGGTCGTGACGAGGGCCATGGCCGCGACAGTCGGGAAGCCGAGCGATGCGCCAGTCAGGATTTTCCAGGCCGTGCCATCGTATCCGTAGAGCTGCGCCTCATCGAGCACGTAGGCGGAATAGACCGCGTTCGGAGCAGTGAAGCTGTAAGCCGAGCCCGTCCATTCGGCTACCTTGCCCGCCTGTCCGCTCCACGCGCCGGTCGCGCCGGCCGGAACGATCCATTTTTGCCCCGTCGACGGGCTGACCGGCGGCGTGGATAGGGTGCGCGACTGCACGCCGGCAACCGGCGCCGTGTAGCGCGACATGATTTCCGAGGCGATCGAGGAGCCGAGCGCCCGAAGCTCGGATTTTTTCGGCTTCCAAGGATCGGAGGAACCGACGCCATCGGTCGCATGGTCGCGAAACGCCAACGCGAATTGCGCTGCGAGATCAGTCATTGTCGAGATCTTTCGATTGGTCGCGCGACAGCGCGATCGTCAGAAGGTCGAGATGGTGATGAAGGAGGACGCCGATGGATTGCCGGGGTTGCCGCCCGTCGAGACGAGCCAGCACTGAACCTCGAAGCGCTGCGGCGTTCCGGTCACGCCGGCGATCGACGGCGAGGTCGCGGAATAGAGCGATATGGAGGAATAATTGGCCCAGATCGTCCAATCGCCCGAGCCGAGCGGCGCGCCGGTCGAGACATTGACGGGGCGCGATCGGAACCGCGTATAGCTCGACGTGTCGCCATTGGTCGGCGCCGAGAGGCCGCCGTCGAAATGGGCGACGGCGAGGATCTCGGCGAGGCCGGCGCCGATGGAGCTCGACGATAGCGCCGGAGCTTCGGGCGTCTCCGGAATATAGGGATTGGTGATGGTGATTCCGGGCAGGCTCGGATTGATCGCGTCATAGGGCGAGATCACATCGGCGAACATATCCTCGGTCACGAGGTGGAAAACGCCCTGCACGGCAGAGCCGCCGGACAAATTCAGGCTCATGACGCGGAAAACGCCGTCGATGGCGAAGAGATCGGATTTGATGCGCACCACGCGCTCGCCATCGGCGATCAGCATGCGCAGCGGGCCGGTCGCGGTGATCTTGAGCGGCGTGTTCTGGCGGCGCTGGGCGCGATAGCCGAGCGCATAGGCCTGCTCGTCATTGGCGACGGCGCGCAGCTCGAGCGGCGCGATGCGCTCGCCGACGCGGCCGATCGACGCCTCGTCGCGGATATCCGGCGTCGTGTTGCGCACGAAGCCGAGGCGCGGCTCGATATACGAGGGGATGGTGACATTGGAGGCGGCATAGACGCCATTGAGGCGCTCGATCTTGATCGACGACAGATGCTCGTCTTTGAGCGTGACGGTCGGCTCGATCCATTGGCCGATCCACAGATTGACCTTGCCGTCCTCATCCTCCCATAGGGCGCCGTCGCAGGCGGCGAGGAGATGCTTTAGGACCTCGCGGCGCTCGTCCTGCGACGTCAAGCCGAGATGCGAGGTCGCGAAGGGGCGCACGCCGCCGTCGCGCGTCGGCGTCAGGCGGTCGCAATTATTGGCGGCCACAATGAAGCTCGGCCAATGAATGTCGTCATAGGCGAGGCCAAAGCCATCGGGGAAGGTGAGATAGTCGGCGATATGCAACGCATTGTTCGTCGAATAGGTCCAGGTGGGGTTATCGACCGAATAGACGCCGTCGGCGAGGAAGCTCTGGGCGTCATCGCGCGGATCATAGACCTTCGCGCCGCGCAGCACCTGCGAATGCACTGGCAGGTAACGCGGATAGTGGATCATGTGATAGCCGGGCGTCATCGTCGCCCATTTGGAATAGACGATCGCGAGGCCGCGCCCGAGATGCTGATCGGCCGTCCAGAGGCTGCCGAAATAGGTCGTCAGCAAGGTCGACGAATGGCCTGCCTCGGAGGCGTTGCGGAATTCGAGAAAGCCGAATGGCCCGACCGCAGTGACGATCGGCGAGGGGCCGGCAGTCGGGATGTAAATATAGGCGATATATTGTCCGTTTTTCATGCCGCTGCTCGGCCAGACGATGGCGTCGTCTGCAAAGTCGCGGTTTTGCGGATAATAGCCGAAGGCGGCGAGCACCGGCTCGGTCGTCGCGCCGCTGGACACGGTGAGCGTTTCCGAATCGACGATATAGGCGTCGACGCCGCCGATCGGGCGGCAGGAGACGCACATCGCATAGCCGACATATTGGCCGGCGCTCTCGCGGAAGAGCAGATAGCCGCCTGTCTTGTAACGGCCATAGCCATAGAGGCGGGGCGGGGTCTCCTGGCCTTCCTGCTCTTGCGGCACCGGCGGCTGCGGAATCGTGAATTTCTGCGCCGAGTGATGCGAGCCGGCGAGGAGAGCCTCGGCGCCGTAAATCGCGGCGGACACGGCGATCGAAGAAATCAGCGAGCCCGCAACCGCGCCGACTGTCGTTCCGAGAATGGCCGCGCCGAAGATTTCCGGGGAAATGGCGACGAGCGCTCCCGCAATGGCCGGAGGCATCAGCAAAACTCCGCGATGCGCAGCACATCGGGCGCGCGCCAGCCGATCAGCGCATCGCCGGCGAGGGCGAGCGCGCCGCCATCCGCGCCGACCAATCCGCAGACTGCGCCGCCGGCGACCTGCGGCGCACGCAACAGCGCCGCATCGCCCTCGATAAGTCGCGACGGCCGCGCGAGCCGAAACCCGAGCTCGCGACCGCAGAGCGCGAGCGCGCGCGCCACGCCATAGCGCGCGAGCAGAGCCCGCTGGCGCGGCGCCGGAATATCGCCCGCCACGCGCCCCGTGGCGCGCAGATAGGCGAGCACAGGCTCGCTGCAGAGCGTGTCGGGGCCGACGTCATAGGCCATCAGGAAGGGGGCGACGGCGATCAACCGGAAAAGACCATCGACTGTTTTTGAATCAGCTCTTGCACGCGCTCGCAGGCACGATCGCCGGGATAGCGGCGCTGCTGATCGGTGTTCGTCAAAAACGCCCAGGGCGCGCGATTTTTGCTGGCGAGCAGCGGCTCGCAGATCACCGAGATCGCGACCTCGTGACCGCCATCGGTCGGGGCGGCGTCGAGCGACATGCGATCCATGATTAGCGTGCGGCGCTTGGCGCAGGAGATCAGCGACATGCCGGGCCGATCGGCCGGCGTGGCGAAGGTGAGGAAGAAAATTTCGGCGCGGCGCCCTTGGACCTCGTTTTCCTGATCGTTCATCTTGGCGATGATCGAGAGATCGAGGCCGGATAGCTTCAGCGTCAGATTTTGCGTCGCCGCCTGCGTGCCGATCTCGATGGTCTCGGAAATCGTCCCCAGCGCGCCAACGCCCTTGAAGACGGGGCCGTCGAGCGCAGTAGCGTCGAGCGGGCCGACGCCGTTCCAATAGGCGTCCGGTCCGCTCAGATAATTCAGGCGCGCGCCGAGCATGACGGAGACCGTGTCGCCGCGAATGGCGGCCTCGATCGCATCCTTGAAAATGCTGCTCATCCCCAATAGGCCTCAATGAATTCGAGCGACGCATAGGCGTAGACGCCGAGTGTGAGCGGCACGATCTGACCGCGCGATTTGGGCGCCAGCACCATCCGGCAAAACGGATCCGCGAATTCGACGGCGTCGCCGATCGCGACCGGCTCGCGCAGCCAGCGGTCGAGCGTGATCCTGTAGCGATTTGCGATCGCATCGTCGGGCCATGCGCCCTCGATCAGATAGGCGCGGTCGCCGAGGCCGATCCAATCGCCGCCCTCCGGAACGATCGACGAGACGACATCGATCGTCACCGCCCATGATTGCGCGGCGGCGACGGCGGCGATGGTCGCGTCGCCGGCGTCTTGCGTGAACGTCGCGGAATCGGAAAAGGTCGCGCCATCGGAGAAGGGCGTCAGCGGGCCGAAGATCGGCAGGCCGGCGCGAACGCGCGGGCCGCGTCGCCAATCCATCACCGGCATATAGATAGGCGCGCCCTTGGACAGCCGCGAATAGAGCGCGCGATAGAGGTGGATTTTCCCGGCTTTCGGCGCGGAGGGATTAGATACGCCGACGCGAGGCGGATCATAGAGCGGGATATTGTCGAGCCGCCATTGCAGCACGCCGGACGGCGAGACATTCGTCTGCGCCGGGCCGACAAAGGGCTGCGGCCCGGTGAGCAGGCCGTTGACTGGCGCGCCGCCCCAATTCTGCGGGAGGAGGCGGCGCGGCCAGTGCGGAATCGTGACGTCGTATGCCATCACCAGGCCTGCAAGGGCGCCAGCGACTGCCGCTCATTATTGGCGGCGACCTCGCCACGGATCATGTAGCGGACCTCGCCATGCGTCGCATAGACGGGCTGGACGGTGACGCCCGGCGCGTGATTTTCGAAAATGATCTTCGAGCCCCGGCCGCCGATCTCGCCGGCGACATTGCGCTGTTGCGCGGCGTTGAGGATCACCTCGCCCGGATGCGCGAGGATGGGGAAGCCGCCATCCGGCGCCACAGGGCCGCCGCCGGCGTAGCGCGGCAGATGCGCCATGGTGATGAGGCCGCCATTGGCGAAGCCGAAGAGACCGCCGAGGAAGCCGAGCAGGCCGCCTCCGCCTCCGCCCGCGGCCTGCGGAAAGGGGCCGATCGCGCCTGCCGGCTGGCCGATGAAGTTCGAATTGGCGCCGCCGAAGAGTCCGCCGATCGAGCCGAAGAGGCCGCCGACGCCGCCGTTCTGGCCTTGCGTCCCGAACAGGCCGGCGAGCGGGCCTTGCCCGGTGAGCACAGCCTTCAGCGCCATTTTCTCGAGTTCCTTGACGACGTCCTTCAGCACATCGGCGAGCTTTTGATGCTCGACGATGAGGCGCTCGACGGAGGACTCGCCCATATCTGCGAATTGCTTGCGCGCCGCCTCGGCCGCGTCCTGCGCCTTGCGCGCGTCGTCGACCTTTTGGCGCAGAGTGGCGTGCGCCTCGGCGAGGGCGAGCACTTTGGCGCGCTCTTCCTCGGTGAGCGCGGCTCCGCGCCCTTTCGCGGCTTCCTCGGCCTTGGCGAGATCGACTGCCTTTTCACGCTCGATGTTCGATTTGCCAATGGCGTCGGCTTCGCCGCCGAGCGCGGCGTTCTCTTTTCCGAGCGATTGAATGACGCGATCGACCGCATCCGCCGATCGGCCCGCGGAGCCGCCGCGCTTGCCGCCCGACTTCGTCGGCTCTTCGTCGAGCGCGGCCTGCAACTCGCTCTTCTTGCCGATATATTCGGCCGAGTCCGGCGATACGCCTTGCGTCTCCGTCTCGAATTTTTGTCGCGCGAGCTGCTTCTTGCGGTCCGATCCCTGGGCTTCCGCGGCGATTTCCGCATCGATGCGTGCGATCTGGACCTTCAGTCGCGCATCGGCGAGCTTGGCTTCCTCGTCGCGCTGGCTCTCGTCGATATCGCGAATTTTGGCGGCGCCATCCTCTGTCGCCGCGACATTGGACCGTATGAGATCGGCGCGCTGCGCAGCGAGCGCGGCGATCGTCTCGCGATGGCGCGCGGTCTCGTCCTTATCGACGTCATGCGTGGAGTCGATATTCTTCTTCGCGCGGTCATAGGACGAGCCGCCGTCGACGGCTTCCGCAGCCTTTCGGCGCGCGGCGTCATAGGCGGCGGCGTTGCTCTTCGCGAGCGTCAATTGTCCGTTCAGCTCCTCGACATCGGAGACGCCGCGCTTGAATTCCGCCGAGCCTTCCTCGCCGGCGACCTTGAGGCGACGCAGATTCGCCTCGGCATTGGAAATCCCGGTCTCGAGCTTCCCGACCTGCTGCGTCGCGGACTCGAATTGCGCATCGGACTGGCGCGCGGCCGTATGCAGCGGGTAGAGCTTGTCATTGAGATTTTGCAGCTGATTGGTCAGCTCGACGCCGCCGAGCCCGCGCGCCAGCTCGGCGCGCACGCTGCGAATGGAGGAGACGACGCCGAGCAGACGCCGCGCGGCGTCGCTTCCCGTCGCGGCGAGGCGCTCCAATGCGCCCTCGAAATCGCCGCTGGACCGCGCGGCGTCGAGCGCTTCCTGCGCGACCTCGCGCGTCGCGGCGCTCAAGGAATGATGCGCGGCGTCGACGAGGGCGGCCTCGGCCTTCTGCTTGATGAGATCGTCAGTGACGATGCGGAAATAGGCCGACGCCTGCCTTTGCTGATTGCCGCCCTCGAGCGCCGATTGCGCCATTTGCCGCTGCGCCGCGGTGAGGCCGAGATTGGCGGCGATGAGATTTTGCAGGGCCTGCTCGGGCTGGCGCAGCGCGGCGACGAGATTCTGAACGAGATCGACGCCTTCCGATCCGAAGGCATAGCGTTCGGCCCGCGCCAGATCGCCGAGGCCGGCGGCGGAGTCGGCGGTGACCGCGGGCAGCTTCGCCACCTCGGCGCCGAATTTTTTGACCTCATCCGTCGACAGCGACGCGCCTTTGCCGATCACATCCCAGGCGCTCGACATTTTCGTGAGCTGCTCGGCATATTGCTGGCCGCCGGCGCCGATCGCGCCGGACGCATTGACCTGTCCGGAGAGGGAGAGATCATCGGCGAGCTGGCGCGCCGCGACGCTGATATTATGCGCGCGCATCTCGATCGCCAGCATCGCCGCGCCGACGGCGGCAAAGCCCGCGATGGCGATCGTCGGGATGACGCCGAGCGCCCCGGCGAGCCCCTTGAGCGGCAGCGTGACGCGCTCGATTTCATTCGAGCTGAAGCCCGTATTGTTCCAGGCGAAGGCCTCGACACGATCGACCTGCTTGCGAAAGCGCGCGACGCTGTCAGTAGCGCTATCGATCGCCTTGGGGTCGATCGCTCTGGAGTCGACGAGATCGGAATGGCGCTGCTTAGCGATTTGCAGCGCCTGCGTCGCGGCCTCGGGAACTGCGACGCCCTTCTTTTCCGCCGCGGCGAGGGTCGCCTCGAGCCGCTGGACTTTGACCTGGGCGTCATAGACCGGATCATATTTGCGGGCGAGGCTTTCCAACTTGGCGCCGAGGCGCGTCGTCGAGGCGTCCTGCAGCGTTTGCTGCCGCGTGAGGATTTCCGCCTGTTGCGCGGTCTTCTCATTGGCGGCGCCGAGGCGGCGCAACTTGGCGGCGGTCTCATCGACGCCCTGCTCGCGCAGCACATAGGTGGCCTGCTTGGTGAGATCATCGCTCATTCATCACCCCAGAAAGACGAGAATTGCAGGCTGCCGGCGGTTTTTGGCGTGCTGCGCCGCGGCGCGGCCCGGATGCGCGACAACGCGCCGCGCATGGGCGGCGGCCCAATGGTCGAGGCCGGGGGCGGCGCCTTCCGGCTCGGCGAAGGTGAATTTCACCCGTGCGGCATTGGCGAAGCGGGCGCGGGCCGCTTGCGCGATCGCCTCATAGACCTTGCCGGGGCCGTAGCCTTTCAGGCCACGCTCGATTTTGCGCGCATAGGGAACGGTCGGGAGAATTAGCACCTCACGCGCGCCGATCGTCTCGCCCGGCGTGGCGACCTCGCGGCCATCGGCATAAAGGAGCGCCGAGGCGCGATAGGCCCCGCTCTTCACCCGGCCGGCGGAATGAACCGCCTCCCAGATCCACTCGACCACGCCGACCTCGACCCGCCAGCGCGTGACGATCTCACTATGCTCGCCGGCGCGCGTGAGATCATTGGTCGCGACGCCGTCGACGAAGGTCTCGCGGGGGATGCGGACGCCGATGGCGGCGGCGTTTCGCGCGTCGATGCGCTCGATATCTCGCGCGACGAGCGATGTGAAAGCGGCGGCGCGCTCGCGAGGGCCGAGCGCGCCGTCGACAGCGATGACCACATGATCGTCGACGATCGGGAATTTGATCGAGAGCGCCACCTTCTAAGCGCGCCCCGCCTTCTCGAAGGCGACGAGAGCGGCGAAATACTCCGCCTCTTCGCCGGCGGCGGCGCCGGGATCGACGCCGCGCGAACGCAAATAGCCGCGTGTCACCGCCGCGAATTCGGCAGGGGTGAGACGGTCGATCTCGCGCGGGCTCATGCGGAGGGCGCCGGCCCATTCATAGAAGGGGAGGAGGTTTCCGGGCTCGCGCTCGGCGCCGCCTCCCCGTCCGCGTTTCCCGCTGCGGCCCCGTTGATGCAGGCGCCGAGCACATCGGCGGCGAGCTGCAGGAACTGCGCCTTCGGCCGATCGTCGAGATAATGCAGGGCGAGCGCGGTCGCATCCGGCTCGGTCGCGCCGCCGCCGATGAGGCCGAGGCGGATCGTCTCGCGGATATCGTCCCATTTCCACTGCATGGCGACGACGCGCCAATAGATCGCGCCGAGCCCGGCGCCGCTGAGGCGCTCCAGCTCGCCGATCTCGCCGAGGCGCAGCTCGAATTTGCGGCGCCGGCCGGCGAATTCCCGCCAAATGGCGGTCTGCGCGCTCGCATCGCTCATGCGTTGGCCGTGAGCGTCGGCAGGCCCTGGCCATGCAGCTCGGCGGAGAATTTGACGAGGCCATTGTCCGCTTTGCTTTCCGTCAATTTGCTGACGAAAAAGCCGGCCTGCTCGATATTGCCGTTGGAAGCGCCGGGCAAATTTTTCATGAGCTGGCAATTGACGACGACGGCCGTGCGATGCGCGGTCAAGAGGCGCTGATAGGGGGCCTTCGCCGGATCGCAGACGCCGGAGAGCTTCAAATCCCAAGTGTGGCCCTTGGGCGTGCTGGCGCGCGCGGCAATGAGCGTCGGATCGCTGCAGTCGAGCACCATCGCATCCTCGAGATCGAGCGAATGATCGGAATCGATCGTCGTCGCGACGCAGAGGAAGTTGAAGGCCTCGGTCGGCGAGGCGCCATCGCCGACGAGCACATAGAATTTATTGCCGGGAAGCGGCGCAACGGGATTCGCAGTCATGAGTGCCTCTCAGGTCAGGGCTTCGGAGAGTTGCGTGCGCAGCGCCACATAGGCCTGCTTGGGGAACAGCGGAGAAATCGCGTCGCCGCCGCTGCGCCGGCGATAGGGCGTCATGAGATGGCCGCCGTCGAGCGTCAGCTCGCGCCATTCGAGCGCATGGCGGACCGCCTCGGCGATCTGCCAGCACTCTTCACGGCCGAATTTTGTGGAGACGGCGTGAAGCTCGATGACGACGTCGAGACCGGGATTGCAGCCGATCTCGAAATCGCCCCAGCGCATGGCGCCGAGGAAGAGATAAGGCGCGGCGGCGTCCGAAGGGTCGCCGCGGTCATCGCGCGGGACCTCGTCATAGATTTTCACGCCGACAAGGGCGGCGAGCGCCGCATCCGCCTTCAACCACTCTATCGTCGCCGTCTTCAGCGCGACCATGGGCGAGGTCACGACGCAGCGCCCGCGTCGGCCGGCGGCTCGGCGAAGGCGTCGCCGCGATTGGTGAGGCGCTTGCCCTTTCCTTGGCGCTCGATATCGTCGATATGCGCGTCGGGCGCGAGGCGCTCGCCGGGCTGATAGACGACATGGAGTCCGGGCCGGGCGATGACGTTGACGACTTCTTCAACAATTATTTTCGGCATGTGGATAGCCCCTCCTCTTTGGCCTACAGGGAGCTTCTCGATAGATGGATCGATAGAAACTCTAGCCAAGATCGAACACAGCGAACTCTCTGCGAGAGCTGCAGTCCGGGAAATCGGAATGCCTTGTCGCGAGAGCTCCATCATCGCGAATATTCGGCAGAGGTCGGGAAGTGTATACTTCGCCCTGCCATTGATCGCAGGGATATGTCCGCGCCGGCGCCAATCGTGTTGCATGTTTAGTGACATGCCTATAATTGCTTCCGCTTCGGCCGCCGTGAATGCCGGCAGCTTTTGCACGTCAACTTTCGGCATTCCCGCCTCCGATCTCGAGCGTTGCGATTCAGCCCGCAGCCGACGCCGCAGCCGGGGCCGGCTCGGGAGAGGCGAGGGCGCCGATCTCGGTCTCGATTTGCGTGGTGACATTGCCGAGATGCTGCAAAATCTGCTCGACGGCGTCGCTCGCGCTGGTGTCCGCCAGCGCCTTCCTCAATTCCGCGTTCTCGGCGGCGAGGCGGCGCAGCTCGGCGACGACGCGCGAATAAGCGTCGTTATTGGCCTTCACGGTCGCGACGACGCGGGCGATATCGACTGACATGCTCAACCTCCAATTTTTCTGACGATGACGAGCTCGATGAGATCGCGCGTGATATCGGGCGGCGCGATGGTCTCGATAGACCAGGATTCGCCGTTGACCGTGATGCGGTCGGCGGCGGTTATCGTGCGGTTGCGCGCGCAATCGTAAATGCGGAGCAGGGCGCGCGCCTGGTCTTCGGCGAGGCCCGCCTCGGACGCCTTCGCGCCGGTCTCCGCTTTCAACCAGGCGCGCGTCGTGAATTGCAGCTCGAAATCGCCGCGCGGCATTCCCGCCGGATCGCCGGCGACGACGGCGCGGCGATAGACGGAAATCTTATGGCGCATGCGCCCTGCGATCATCGGCGGCGATCCCGGCTCGGAATGGCGGTGTGAATGAGGAAGCCGGCGGCCAGCGCCTCGGCGCCGAAGGGCAATGCGAAGGAGGGCGCCGAGGTGACATCGGATTTCTGCTCATAGAGCGCGCCGATGGTGAGCAATATCGCCGCCCGCAGCGCGCCCGGAAGCGAGCCGATCGCATAGCCGGCAGTGAAATTGACGGTGACGCATTCGCCATAGTCGAGCGTCTGCGGCCATTGCTGGCCATAGGCGAGAGAGATGCGGCCTTGCCCGAGCGAATCCGTCCGCGCGTCATAGGCGGTTCCGGCGAGCGTCTGCGTCGCGCCCGCCGCGTCGAGATAGGTGACGCTGGTCGCAGCGACGAAGGGCGGCTTGGGCAGATAGAGGACGTCGTGAAAGCCGTCGAGATCGAGCGCCCATGTGCAAGGGCGCAGCGAGCGGTTGAGATAGGCGAAGCGATCGGTCGCGGCGTCGAGATAGGCCGCGATGAGCGCATCGTCATCGTCGAAATCGACATTGACGTGAGCCTTCGCCTCGGCGAGCGAGACGGCGTCGCCGGTTGGCGCTGCGACGAGGCGAAGCATGCTCATCGTTCAGGCCACGCGCTGAATTTCGAGATCCTCGAGCTCGACAGCGGCGGCGAGAGGCGTGCCGACGCCATGCGTGCCGGAGAAATCGGCGGTGAGCTTGGCATAGGCCTTGCCGCCGATATAACCGATCTTCTGGACGTCCGCGGCGGCATGAGCGGCGGTGAGGGCGCGCACGATTCCCGTCGTCGAGACGCTCGCCGGCGCGACGCTATCGATATTCAGAACATCGTCGTCGGCGACATTGGCGAGGTCCGACCCATCCGAGGCGTTTCCGTGCTGGAGGATGAACTCGATTTTATTCGTGCCGGAGAAGGTGATTCCGCCGACGCCGATGGCGAGAATGAAGGTCGCGGCGCGGGCGCCGCGCATGTCGACGAGCGAGCCGGCCTGATCGGCCGAATAGACCGCCGGATCGATGGCCACGGCGTATTTGCAACAGGAGACTGCGTCTCTTTCGGGAGTCATGTCATTTGCTCCGGGATTTGAGGATGGGAGGCGAGAGAGGAGCGCCAGGCGGCGCTCCTCTGGCGGCAGGGCTCAGCTCGCGGCGAATTTCAGGAATTTGCAGCTCTCGAAATTCACCACGCCGCCACCCGTGCGGCGACGCGTATAGAAGAGAACCCAGCCCTTTTGCGTGAACGGGTCGCGCAGCACGGAGAGGCCGACGCGATCGACGATCTGATAGGTCTCGCGAATGTCGCCGAAGGCGAGCGAATAGGTGCTCGCGCCGATCTCGTCGACGTCCTCGCCCTCGATGATCGGATAGCCGAGCAGGGCGGCGGGCTGGCCTGCGGTGAGCGCGGGCTCCCACAAATAGCGGCCCTGGCCATCCTTCAGCTTGCGAATCTTGCCGACCGTGGCGCGCGTGCAAAGGAAGCTCGCATTGTTGCGATAGGCGGCTTTCAGCGCATAGACGAGATCATAGAGATTGTCGCCGGGGCTGGAGGAGGCGAAGCCGGCGGAAACACCCGTCGGAATATATTCGAATGTCCCCCAGGCGCGGCCGGCTTTGTCGGTCGTCGCGGCGAAATTATAGGAGAACAGACCCTTGGGTTTCAGAACGCCGTCGCCCTTGACGAAGGCGGCGTTCTCGACACGCGCGATCTTGTCGGAGACCTTCATCGCGAGCCAGCTCTCGAGATCGACGGCGGCGTCCTCGAGCAGCTTTTGCGTCACCTTGGGCTCGGCATAGACCTCATTGACCGCGATGATCCATTTGCCGATCTGCGGCGTCGTGCTCTCCGAGCGCGTGGCCTTCTCGCCGACCCAGCCGGCGCCGGCCTCGCCATTGTCGATCGGCCCTTCGAGGGCGTCGACGCCGATCGTCGTCACCATCGCGGCCTGGCGGATAGGCGAGGTCTCATAGACCTTTTTGACGATGCGGCCGGAGACGTCCGGAGCGACCCAATAGCCGCCATCCGGATCGGAGCCGACGGAGAGCGCCTTCAGCTCCGGCTGGCGGCCCTTCTCTCCGGCGCGCATATAAGTGTCGAAGCCCTTTTTGTAGTCGCGATATTCGTCGAGCGAGACTTGCTGTCCGGTGAGGACCGCAAAATCGGAAACGGATTTCGCCTCGATCTCATCCGCGCCGCCGCCGCCGCCGCCGCCGAGCGCGCGGCGATTGAACTTCGCCTCGAGGTCTTCGGAATAAGTGGTGAGCTTCTTGATGGCGTCGGCCTGATCGTCGAGCGCCTTGTTGAGCTTATCGACCTTTTCCGCGGTGATGACGTCCGCAGAGCCGAGCTTCTTGATTTCCTTCAATGCCTCGTCATTGGTGGACTTGAAGGATTCGAACGTCTTCATCTGCTCTTCGAAAAGAGCTTTGACCTGCGGATCGAGGGCGCTGGAGTCCTTGCGCTCCATGCGGCCCTTGGTTTCCAAAGCGAGCGACATAATGTCTCCTATCGACTCGAAGAATGTCAGGCGTTGCGCAGGGCGCGAAATCGACGAAGGATTGCGTCCGCATCGTCCTTGCCGGCGTCCCGCACGGCCTTGACCGCCTCGAACCCGCCCGACAGCAGTTTCTTGGCCTCATTCGACGACAACGGCGGAAGCGTCCCGCTTTCCAACGCGCGTTCGAATTCCCGAATGGTGAGATCGCGCGCGGCCTTCACGCCGGCGCGCGCTTGCGGATTGGCCGGATTGGTGACGATCGATACCTCGGCGAGGTCGATCTTCTCCAATATGCGGCGCGGCTCGCTCGGCTTGGATCCGAGCGTGAATTTGCGGGCGTAATAGCCGATCGACACGCCATTGATCGCGGGCCGAGGCTTCATCTTCATGAGCGTGAGGATTTCATCGCCGCGCGGCGTTTCCGCGAGAAGGCCTTTGCAGCGAAGGCCGGTTCCATCCTCTTCGAGCGACGTCCATAGGCCGATGGGCGTATTATCCTCGGCAGTGAAGCCGCCATGCTGCGCCAGCATAGGCGGCAGATCGCCGGAGGCCTTCCATTCGGCGAGGGAATCGACGAAAGCGCCGGGAACGACCTTGTCGCCATGCGCATCGATGACGCCGAACACGCTCGCATAGCCTTCGATCTCGCGAGAGTCCGAGCCAGCCGCGAATTTCAGATCGAGACGGGAATAGAACCTATGCATCTTTCGAGACTCCGGGGTCGACGGGCGCGTTCTCGCCCGGATCGGGCGCAATATCGGTTCCGATCGCAGAAGGTTTTGGCAGCTCGTCGCCGCCTTCCATCCAGTCGTAACCATCCTCCTCGCGCACCTCGTTCGGCGTCATCCAGGCATGGCCGCCGCCATGGCCGAGCGCCTTGGCGAAATATTCGGCGCGATCCTTGGATGCGCCGCGCATGAGGCCATTGAGATGCAGCTTGATGAGCGTCTCATCGTTCGGCTCGAGCAGATTGACCATCGCCGATTCCTCGAAACGCGAGGCCCATGGCGCGATGGTGTGAACGACATGCTGGATGAACATTTGCTCGGCGCTGGCGTAGGTCGCGGTCTTGTCCGAAAAGCCGACCATGATCGGCATGACGCGAAAGGCGCGGCAGATTTCCTCGACCTGAAGCTTGCGCGTGGCGATATGCTCGGCGTCGACGCCCGTCATGCCGGAGGCGAGAAATTTGGCGTTTCGATCGAGAACGATGTTGCGATAGGCGTTTTCGCCGCCGAGCGTCTTCTCGAGCCAGCGGTTGAGCTTCTCATATTGCTCATCATCGAGCTTGCCGTCGACGGAATAGACGCTCCCGGCGCGCAGCCCGTTGCGATGCAGCTTCGCATGCGCGGCCTCTGTCGCTATGGCGAGGCCGATCGCCTCGCGCGCCAGCTTCACGGCCTCGAGGCCGAGCCAGCCATTCCAGCTCGGGCCGCGGAAATGCCAGATCGCCTCTTGCGGAAACACCATGACCTCGCCGGTCGCGATTTGCGCGAGGCCCTGGCCGAGGCCGCTCATTTCCGGAACTTCCGCCGTCACATGATATTCGAGCGTCATATCCGCCTTGCGATAGACGGTGACGCGGCCCGGCGAGATCGGAATTAGATCGACGATGCGCCGGTTCGGGCCGACACGGTTCTTGAACACAAAGGCGTTGCCGGTGAGCCCGGCATGCATGAGCATTGTCTCGCGCAGCTGAAAGCCGGTCAGCCGCTGTAGGCGATGCGGATTGCGTGCAAGGACGGGCTCGAGCGGATGATCGCGCAGCCGCATGAGCTGGTCCGACGATCCGTCATAGAAGCGCACCGGAACTTGCGCGACGCCCTCGGAGATCGCGCGAACGCAGGCGAGCACTGTCGTGACCTCGAGCGCCGTGCGCCAATTGACCGAGACGCCGGACTTCGCTTCTCCGTAGGAGAGGAAATCCGGAATGCTGGAAAGTCCGGACTTCACCTCGCCGAACATGCGGGAGAGGAGGCGGCGGATCATGAATTCTCCCAATGTGACGAGCCGATCGGCTCGGCGGTGAGAGCGACGGCCTCGGCGCAGACGGTCGCGATAATGCCGTCGATTTTCTCGCGCGAATGCTTTTTCGACGGCTTGAAATTGCCGTTGGTGTCCGAGATCACATTGGCGTTGAGCGCCATCCAGCGCAGCACGGGATTGCCGCCATGATCGAGCCTGCCCGTATAGACGAGCTCCTCAAAATGCTTCGAGCCCTCGGTCAGATGCGAGATCGTCTGCTTGACGACGCGGAAGAGATCGGCGTCGACGCCCTCGTCGCAGAGATCCGTGTAGAGCTTTTGCGCATTCCAATCGTCGAAGCCGATTCCGAGCACATCATAGAGCGAGATGGCCTCTTTGATCGCAGCCCCAATGAAGTTCTGATCGATGTAATCGCCCGGCGTCGTCTCGATCGCCCCCATGCGCAGGAAGCGGTCATAGGGGGCGCGATCTTCCTTGACGCGCGGCTCGATGGCGTCGGCCGGAACCCAGAAACGGCAGATGAGGCGCGTCTTGTCGTCGTCGCCGTCCGGCGGGAAGAGGGCGATGAGCGCGGTGATGTCGCGTTTCGTCGAGAGGTCGAAGCCGAGATAGCATTTGCGGCCGGCGAGGCGCTCAGGGAAGGCTTTCCAATCACCTTTCGATACGCAGCACGCATCCCATTTCTTCGGCGGAAGCCAGCGCGTGACGGCGTCGACCCATTGATTGAGGTGATAGCGCCGGAAATGCGATTCCGCGCGGGGATTGTCGCGCGCGGCGGCATATTCGCCGCGTAGAAAGTCCAGGGTCGGCGACAGGCCGAGGTTCGGATTGACGCGGCGCCAATTGGCTTCGTTCTCCCAATCGTCTTCATCCTCGAGGGCGAACATGACGACGAGTGTCGCCGGCGTATATTTTCCTTCGCCAGTGTCCTGGCCGCTTTCGGGCGCCGCGATTGGCCCGGCGATGATCGCCTGCGATTCCTTGTAGAGGTCGTAGCCGGTGACGGCGCTCTTCAGCCCCGCGGTCGAGGCGAAAAGCTCGATCGGCTGCAATTGCGCGCCCATGCCCTGGCGAATCGTCGTGTCGAGGTCGCGCGAGGCCCATTCGTGCATCTCGTCGCCGAGCGAGACGTAAGGGGAAAGGCCGTGCTTGCCCTCGGCCTTGCCGGTGAGCAGCTCGAAGCGTGACAGCATGCGCGCGCACCAGATCGATTTGCCGAAGACGGCGAGGTCTTTGGCGAGCCTCGGTTGCGCGGCGATCATCGCTTTGACCTTGTTGAGCACCGTTCGCGCCTGCTTCTCATTGAGCGCGAAGCAATAGGCCTGTCCGCCATAGACGGCGTCGATCGCCCAGAAGGCGAGGCCGAGCGCTGCGAGAAATTCGCTCTTGCCGTTCTTGCGCGGGATCCAGAGCAGGAGTCGGCGGAAGAGGCGGACGTAGAGGCGCGTGGTCTCGCCGGCGTGCGGATCGACGATCTCGGTCGGGATTTGCCAGCCGAAGAGCAGCCGGACGATGATCTCTTGCCAGAGCATCAACCGGAACGGCACGCCGGCGAAGCGCAGATCGGTCAGCCGAAAGATTTTCGGCCATAGGTCGACCATGAAATCGGCCTTGGCCTCATCATACCAGGCGCCCTCGACGGCCGCCGCGCGACGCCATGCGATCTCGGCCCAGGTCCAGCCCTTGCCTGCGGCGGCGGCGATGAACTCCGGCAGATCGCCCGCCGGCGCGGGATCGGCGTCGGCGGGCGCTGGCAAAGGCGTTTCGCTCAATCTATTGCAGCGTCATCGGCGGTTTAGAGCCGCAGCGCGAGGCGAGACCAATCAGATCCTCGTCGTCGCGGGCGCCGGGCTTGGACGTCTCCGGCATGCGGTCGCCGGCGCCGGGGCGCGGGCCGCCGCCACATTGCGATTGCTCGCGGAGGAGCGCGTAGCGGCGCATCGGCGAGAGCGCGAATTCGGCGGCGGCGTCGAAGATGAACTTGCCGAGGCGCTCTTTGATCGCGACCGCGGGATTGACGCGCAGCATTTTGTTCCCGCCATGCGTCTTCGCCCAATATTGCGCGCCATTGACCAGGATGTTGTCGACGGCGGCAAAATAGTCGGCGATCGAGATGCAGAGGACCGCGAAGGTGTAGCGGTCGAGGCTCTTGACGATGTGGAGATCGCGCAGCTCGACGGCGAGGTCGCGCCAGACGGCGAGCGCCGGCTTCAGCCGCTCGTCGAGCAGCATGACAGGCGGCGCGAAAGGGTCGCTCGACTCGGCCGGCGCCACCGCGATGACGCTCGCCAAACGCTCGGCCTCGGCGAGCGCGCGGTCCGCTTTGGACATGCGTTTGCTCGGAGCGCCCTTCGCGGCTTGCATGCGCGGCGTATCAGGTCGGCGGCCCATCATTCCCCATCGAACAAAAAAAGTTTCCAGAATATCGCGGCATTTTTCGCCGAGCTAAGGCACCGGTCGCGGCGGGGGTGGCTGTAAGATTTGACCGCCCCCCACCCTGGGGCGGGACGGCGCTACGCGCGAGAGGGATCGCGGAGGGAGACGCGCTCCTCGCGCTGCTTGGCGGCGTTGTGGCAGTTGTCGCAGAGCGATTGCGTCGCGCCATCCCAGAACTTGCGCGGGTCGCCGCGATGCGGCTCGACGTGGTCGCATACTCTCGCCGCCGTCACTCGGCCATCGGCGGCGCAGCTACGGCACAACGGCTCATCGGCGAGCTGCGCCGCGCGCTTCGAGCGCCATCGCGCCGTGCCATACCACGCCCGCCAGGGCGACGAGTCACGGCGGCGACGGTCATACTCGGCATCCGCCTGCGGCTGCGCCACTCTGGCAATTGCGGTGGCGGCGGAGCGCGGCCGGCCGGCGACGGCTGGTCTCATGGCCATGGGAGGAGGGCTGTCCTGGGGCTGGGGAGATCGGCATAGCTTCGCACTTGCCCGCTTTGCGGGTTGCTCACGTCTGCCCCTCGGACGCCTGTGGCATAGCACCAGGGCTCGCGTCTCCGGCTTTGGCGATGGCGCCGGAGTGCCTTTGGTTCGTGCTATGTCTCTCGTCGCCTCGGACGCACATCCCTTACGGGCAGCATAGCACCAGCGGATCGAGATAGCCCGACTCGATGATCAGGCGCCCGAATGATGCGAGTCCTATCGTCATGGGGCCGCCGTCGTCAATGGCATTGACGACGCCCTCGCGACCGACCAAAGGACCGGCATTGATGCGCACCGCCATTCCGACCACGAACGCCACGCCGCGCCGGTCGACGATAGCCTTGCCGTAGCGCAGGAAATCCATCCATTCATCCGGCACGATCGCCGGCTCGTCCGAGCCCGCGCGCTTCAGAAAGCCGCGCACGCCGATCTCAGTGGATATCGCGAAGCGCCGCGATGGACTCAGCGATTCGTGCAAGAACACATAGCGGCCGAAGCGCGGAACGCTGCGGTAATGCCTGTTGCGCGCTCCGCCCTCGCGAAGCGTCGTCGAGGCTTTCTTCATCGGCCGCCAAAGCTCATAACCCGTATGCGCGAGCCGCCGGCAAACATCGAAATCCTTGCCCGGATAGCATTCGATCACATACCAGCGCGCGTCTTCCCAGCCCGTCATCGTCTCGCCTCGCCGCCGACCAATCCCCGAAGAACGCACGCTCATTCGGCCGCTTTCGGCCCCTGTCGCGCAGTCGTGGGTGGCGGCCATTCCGTGTCTCGCCAGAAGCCTTTGCCGCCGCGCAAATCGAACAGCAGGGGCATGCGAATGGCGTTCTCGCGCCCCTCGGACGACAAGCTCCCGTCGCGCCTGTCGCGCCATTTCAGCGCCACGTCGCCTACGGCGTGGTGATATTCCAGCCATCGCCAGAATTGCGCCGTGCCGAACATCACCTTGAAGCGCGCGCCGCCCAGCGCCGCAGCGCTCTCGACGCTGCGAGCCTTCAGCGATTTCCATCCTTCGCCGAGCAGCCAGCGCCGCGCCTGCCAGGGATTGCGCACGCCGTTCGCATGCGCCTCGGCCCAATAGCGCGGCGCGCCGTCCAGCGCCTGGCGCTGATCCTCGACGGGCAAGGACAGGAACACCGCCCGCACCTCGCCTTGCAGCTCGTTGGGGCGCCAAGGCCAGATTTTCGCGAAAGCCGTCCAGCGCTCGAGCCGCTGCGCATCGGCGGCGTTCGTTCGATCCTCCGCCCGGCTTGTCCTGGAAAGCTCCTGCCCCTCCTCACGCGCGCCCCGCGCGCCTGTTACGGGAGGAGTAAGGGAATCATTAAGGGGTATATAAGGAGCCACTCCGATATTTACGGACTGGTTTTCGGGTAAATCCGGAGTGGCTAGGGGTGTTTTTACGGACTGGTCCACTCCGGAAATATCGGAGTGGATGGGTCCGCCGACCTCGCCGCCCGTTCTTTTTTCCGAACAAGCGTCGCCGCTCCACCCCAGCGCGCTAGCGTGGGTTCGCGCCTTTTCGTTCATCAGCACGACATAGGTGTTCGGTCGCCGCGTCCCATCGCTCGCGCGGCGGCGCGAGACGAACACGAGGCCCATCGCCTCCAGCTTTTTCAGGGCGGCGGCGATGGCGTCCCATTTCAGCCGCGTGCGCCGTTCCAGCGTCTCCGCCTTGATGAGGGATTCATGTTCGCGATCCTTCCACGCATCCTCGCAAATGATGCGCAGAACATTCGCGGCGGAGGCGGAGAGGTCGACGCCATCCTCGGGATCGGCGTCGAGCAGGTCATTGCACCAGGCGAGGGCTTCGAAGCTCATCGAAGCCCTCGCTCATATAGAAAGGGACGTGCGCTAAGCTCTATTTCGACAGATCGATGACATAAGCGGCCCCAAAATCTTCGACCTCGGTCAGCTTGAAATATCCAGCTTGCAAGAGGCGGTCGAATGAGGACTCGCATGTCGAATGCGGGATATTGATCGAATTTGCGAGCGCCGTAATCGCATGAGCGTGCTCCCCCACGGACCACAGCAGCGTTTTGCCGTCCCGCCCAGCCATGTCTGCCGCGATGATCAAAAACAGTTTGTCGAGGATATGGGTCGGGCTTTCCGGCAACACTGCCGCCAATGCCCAAGCGCTCGTCTGGAAACTCACTCTCGCCTCCATTTTGCAGCGTCGCGTGATCGACGCGTCCGTCATCATAGCAAATCGCAGAGCCGCGCCAGCCCATCACCTTCCGTCTCATTGTGGGGTGCCCCCTTCGCCTTCATCCGCGCAGCGCAGCCATCCCGAGAATTCCGCTTCGAGCATGTTCCAGCGCTCGCGCGCGGCGACATCGCGATCGAGGTCCCGCCGGCTTTCGACCATGCAGCGCCGCCGCACCTCATCCGCGGCGGCGCCCGCCGCAGCCGCGGCGGCCGCTGGGCCTTCCTTCGCGATCCCGACAGCTTCGACGCCGAGGAATTTCTGAAACGCGCCCTCGGCGCAGCGCATCGCCGCGCGCCGCGCGATCGGGAACTCGCAAGGCTTGCCGCTTTCGCGCGCCGGCGGCGGCGCATTAGCACCCGCGCCCGCCGCGCGCGCTCGCTTCCTCAGATCGATATAGGCGCGCACATCATCCTCATTCTCGGCGAGGAGGCGCAGCGACGCGAAGGCCGCCGCCAGACAGTCGACGAGATAATCTCGTTCGCTCGCCCGCGTCGGCGCGCGCTCGGCCCCGGCGAAAACGGCATGCGCGCGGTCGACCGCATGCATGCGCTCGGAAAGCGTGATCTTTCGCGGCGCGCTCATGACGTCTCATTCCCCCAGGCGTCCCACCCGGGCCGCGGAGCGCCGCGTCGGTTCAATTCGATCCTCGGCAAGGACGGGAAGTAAGCTTCGATCATTTCGAGGAAGCATTCGGGCTTCGCCGAATGCTCGGCGCGCGGCGCTTCGATCAGCGAAGCCCATTGCGTCCCCATGGCGGGACACGGAATCCCGCCGCGCGCGCCGACGAGCAGCAGCTCATGCTTCTCGCGCGCCCAATAGCCGGTCCCGATCTTGTCCTTGCCCCAGACGTAATGACTCTTGTAATCGAAACCCCAGGCCGCCATGACGACGAGCGCATGCGGCAGCATCGGAGCCGTCGCCCATAGGAACAAGACGCAATCGTCGGCTGCGATCGACGCGACGTCGCGCGCCGCGATGACCTCTAGGCAAGACGTCGGATAATGATTGTCGGGCGCGCGATCCATGCCCGTCGCGCGCGACCATGGTTCGAAGCGCCATTCCGGGTCCGCGACGACGACGCCATATTTACGCGCAGGCAAGGCCTGTTGCTTCGCGCCGAGTTCGGTTTCGCGGGAGGCGCGTCGCGCATTCTTTTCGGCCTGGCGCTCTTCGCGCGTCATCTCCAATGACGACACGACTTCACGTTTCGCCGCCTCGACCTTTCGTTCGAACGACGCATTCGGCAGCTCGGCGAGCTTTTGCCACCGGCTCGATTGCGTCGCTGACACGCCGAGATCGGCGAGCTTCAAAATAGCGCCGTGTGATTTTGATTTTCGGTCGCCGCCCTGCGGCGCGCGCTCGCCCGTTTCAGCCATGCCCCGCAACAGCTCGCCGGCCTTGCGCTCGGCGCGCAATCGAATTTCCGTCGCCCAGCCGATCAGATCGCCGTCCTTCGCCTGGCGCGCATATTCTTGAAGCGCCTTGGCCTGATCGCGAATCTTTTTCGCTTCGTCGACGCGATAGGCCTCGGCGAGCGCTGCGCGGGCGGCCTCGTATCGGATGAGCCCGGTCACGGAGAGTCGCTCGCATCGCTGTGGAGATTCCAGAAGTCATGAAGAAACTGGCCTTTCGCGCGATCCGGCGGCCATCCCCAGATTTGCACGCCGAGCGGAACACCATCCGTCGACCATTGTCGCGGCGGCGGCGCCATGATCTTCAACCGCTCATCCGTCAGAATGCGGAGATCGGCGTCCTTGACCGCCTGCGGGATATCGCCCGCGAGGCCGATGCGCGCGGCGATTGCCGACATGACGCGCGATTCCATGTCGACATAGGTCGGCAACATGCGCTTCGTCGGGCGCGGCACGTCGGCGAGATAGGCCTCGGCCGCATCATGCAACAGCGCCCAAAGAGCATGTTCCGGCGTGACGGCGCGCGAGAGCAGCACGCTATGCTCGGCGACGCTGTAGAAGCGCAGACAATGGCCGTTGAAGCGGCAGAGATTGCCGAGCGCATGGGCGATATCGACAATGTCGACGTCTTCCGGGCGTGGGTCGAGCGGATAGAAGGCCTTGCCCGTGTATGTCTGAATCCAATCGCCGCGAGTGCTCATTGCAGCTCCCCGAAATGTTTCTTGCATGCGAAGACGATTTTTCCGCCGCGATGCAGACTGCCGAATCCGAGCCCGGTCGAAACGCCGCAGCGAAAGCACAAATGCGCGCGCGGCGATTTGAGATCGGCGACGCCGAAGCGCTCGACGATTTCCGAGCGCGTCATCGTTGGAGTCGATTTTTCCGCTCTACTCGGAGGTCGCGAAAATCGACTTCGCGCCGGCGCTGCGCCGCCGAAGAGGTCACTCATCGTCGCGCCTCGCGGCTTGGCCGAGCGGCGTGTCCATGAAATCGCCGAGCGCCGACAAATAGAGGTCGAGAATTTCCGCCTCTTCGTCGCGCTTGTTCTTGTCGACGCGGCGGAGCGCGATGATCTTGCGCACGATCTTCGGATCGAAGCCGACCGATTTGACCTCGCCATACACGTCTTTGATATCGTCGCCGATCGCGGCCTTTTCTTCGTTCAGGCGTTCGATCCGCACGATGAATTCGCGCAGCGTCGCGCCGTCGACGCTCATGAGCGCCGGCATTACAGCGACCTCGCATCGATATATTGCGCGGCGATATCGTCACACGGCGCAGGGCCGATCGCGGCCTCGCGATAGCGGCGCGCCATCGCATCGCGACACTCCCGATACTCTTGCGGCGAGAGCTGCTGGACCCCGTCGACAGTCCAAATAGCGCCCGGCGCCGGCGGCCGATCGGCGCGGGAGATCGCGGGCGCATGCGCATGGCAAGCGACGACGACGCCATCGAGCTTGCGCGCGGCGAAACGGAACGGCCATGAGACGGCCAAGGCGCAGCCAAAGCACAGGCCGCGCAAAAGCGACGCGGCCAGAGCCGCGCGCAGCCAAAATTTGCGCATTATGATCTCGCGCGTTCGAGTGACGTCGAAACTCGGGATTACCGACTGGACAGAGACTCGAAGTCTTCCTCGAGCTTACGAACACTCTCGAGGTAACGCGCACGACGTTCGGCGATAGCGGCCTCGAGCAGACTCTCGGGCGCATCGCCGCCAATGACGAAGACGAGAAAATCCGCGCCGTAAGCGCGGATCAAATGGAGCAGAGCAAAAAAGTCGGGCGCCGCAGCGCCGTCGAGCCATTTGCGAACGCGGTCGGCGGCGATAGCGCCGCCAGTGCGGCCCTCGACGCTCTCACAGGTTTTCGACGGATGCGCCCGCCGCAGGAAATCGCCGAGACGCCCGCGGGCGTCGCGATCGAGCGCTCGGGAACAGGCTCGCGCGTTTCCGGAAAACTTTCCAAATTTCGTCGAATCTTTTCCCACCGAAACCCCCGATGCTGCATGCATCGAGGGACTTGCGGAGAGAGAGAAGTCGTCGACGAGACGCATTTCGCGATAGAACCTCAGATCGCCGCCGCGGCGTTGGCGCGCCGCATCGGTATGGAATTTTGACGAGGCGAAACGAGACGGCGCGTTGGCGCGCGCCGAGGGACGCAATGAACGTGAGACGCAAAAGGCCCCGAGGCCGAAGCCTCGGGGAAGTCAGGGAGGAATCGGCTCGAGAGAGCCGGGCCGCTTACGGCGGCCAGTCGCGACGCGCGGCAAAGAACGGAAAGGCCACGCGAAGAGAGTGGTCGCGGAGCACTTGCGCGCCCCGCGACTTTCGCCATCATCGGGAGCGCGACCAACCCTAAGAGAGCGAAAACCATGTCAGACCCTTTGCAAACCGCCAAAGACGATCTCGAAATGAACAAAGACGGCACGGTGAAGACGCGCCCCGTGCTGTGCTGGACCATAGCTTCCGTGGCTCAAATGTCCGTGTTGCTACGGATTCACTATGCAGAGACGCCAGCGGAACTGAAAACGGGAGGCCGGAGTATTCAAGTGATCTTGACTCCAGGCCAAGCTCTAGATCTTGCCCAGTCACTCGCAAAGCCGGCCACGCATCTTCTTTCCGCACCGAGCGGCCCGGGAAAGGGAAGTTGAGCCAGCGCCAGCGGCGACGAGATGCTATGCGGGAGACTTCGGCCTGCAGGCGAGGGGAGAGAATAACCTCCCCTTCAGAGGCTCGGCAGGCTTCCGAAAGTGGATTGGCGAGGAAGTTCATCACGATTTCCCTTCGGCGTCGTGGCCCTTGACGGACGATCGCTGGGCGCGGCCATCGGCGACATGGCCGATGGCTTCGAGCAGGGCGCGCGCGTTGGCGACCGAAAGGCGCAGCGCCAGCTTCTCGCCGCCCTCCACGCGGAAGGCGAGCAGAACGGATTGCCGCGCGCCGCGCTCGACCGCGAAGAGCTCGCTACTTAATGGCGACATTTCCGAGATCATGCGTCGGCCTCGGTCGGAAAAGGGGAGGCTGGCGACGCAGCACCAGACGCCCCATCGACTTCGCCCTGCGGTCCGAAGGATGAGCGGCTCTCCGCTTCGAGCAGCTTGAGGCGCCACGCGGCTGGCACGCCGCGGCGGCGCCATTTGAAAATGTTCGTCTTGCAAGCGCCCAGATCGAGCAGCTTCGCTTCGACGTCCTTTGTGAGAGCGTTCTCGACCATGAGCAAATTAATTGGACAAACTGTCCAAAATGTCAAGGCCAATATGTCCAATCAATTCTGTGGACGTTTTGTCCATAATCCCGGCATGACGACGAGCAACGAGGAACTGATCTTCAACGACGCCTTCTGCGGGCGCGTGAAGAGATTGCGTGAGGAAAAAGCGTGGTCGGCCGAGCAAATGGCAATCGCTCTAGGCATCCCACCCGATCGCTATCGGAAATACGAGGGCCGTTCTCCCATGCCGCAATATCTCATCCCACGGTTTGCGGGAGTGGTGGGAAGAAGCGTCGAATACATATTGACCGGCCGGGAGGAAAAACGTCTCCCAGCCGAGGGCCGTCTGCTAAAAAAAAGAGCTTAAGGCTTAGCCCGAGTTCGATCGGGCATCCCGGTCAGCGCAATGGCCGTCCCTCGGCCGCGCATTGGCGCATTGTGGCTTCCGTCGTTGACGAACTGGGGTTGCCGAGATCCCCAATCGGAATTGCTCCCACAATATTTCCCTTTCTGACAACCAGAGCAACTCCGAAGGGCGTTTCGCCAACATAGGCCCCATAAGAGTTCTTAGAATTTACCAGCCCGCAATAGAATGGCATTCCTCCATCCTTGAGGATAGGAAGCGCCGGAAATACAAACTTTGCGGCATAGGGGTCCTTTAGCTGACGCGAGACCGCTTCAGATATTACTTTTTTCTCCTGTTCTGTTGGAGACCGTGCATCGGCTGGACCGCTGTAAGCCGCAGATAGGCCCATTGTAGCGGCCAAAAAATATATTGTTCTCATCGTTACTCCACCTTTCACATCGGGCAATTTTTTGCGGCCATTTGTGATTGCAGCGCGAGGTCTCGTCCTTTTGCGACAGAGAGCTCGGCCTCTCTATCCGCTCCTGTCATCGACGCGAGCGGCAGCCCGGTGAAAATCACTCCCAAGGTGTCGTTCGAGGACGCCCGATCCTGGGCCATCGATAGAGCCGTCAGGGTTTCCATGTTCCGGATGCGCGCCGCGGCGAGCTGCGGACATGCCGCATGCTCGAATTCGGCGGTCGGAACCGGGGACGGTAGAACCTTATCGGCGCCCTTCGCGCATGCGCTCAGCGCCCCAATCAATAATAGAACTCCGTAACGGCGCATCCCAAACCTCTTTTGCGCGTGAAGCGCGAACTACCTATTCCAAAAGCTTAAACACGGCCGTTCTCCGAAGCCAACGGGGCGATTCGCAGGAATTGGCCAGTTCGGATAATTCGAGACGTTTTTTAATTGGACAAATTGTCCTTGACGCATTGGACAAATCGTCCGATTCTCCCCCATCGCCACGCCCCCGCTTCGCGATGGAGCCGCAAAATGTCGAGACTGCCCAAGCCAAAATCCCCGCCCGAAACCGTAGCGGCCCCGGCGCGCCGCGCGACGAAGCGCCGAAAATCCGGCGCATCGGCGCGCAGCCGTCGCGTCGCGAAAATGGCGGAGGCGCTCGACACGGCGGAGCGCTCGCTCGCCGAGACCAGCATGCAGGCGCAGGCCGCTCGCATCGCGGCGTTGGAGGCCTCGCTCGCCGTGGCGATCCGCGATAACGCAGACCTGGCCCGTCGTCTCGCTCGCGCATATGCGGAGACCTGCAACGCCGAGCAGGAGGCCGAGCTTTTGCGCGCGGTCATCGTCGAGACGGCGATCTCCAACCACGCCAATGGCTCGAGCCTCCGCGCCTCCGCCAAATCCCGCAACATCGCCAACAGCCTCGAGCACGCCGACGCCTTGCGTTCCGGCGACGTCATGGCCGTGACCGACGGGGTGCTGCGATGACAGGAGTCGACGCCGGGCTATACGAAGCGCTTCTCGAGCAGCTGCGCCCCGAACTGCGCGACAAGCATAACAATGGACTCAACATCCTCTCTGTCTTCGCCGAAGAGATGGAGACGCGCCGCGTCGAGCGCGAGGCCGAGCGCGCCGCTTGGGCGGCGGAGATAGGGGAGCGCCGCGCCGCCAATGCGGAAGCCGCGCAGACCGAGACCGACGCTCGCGCCGAGCTCGACGCCGCCCTCAAGCGCGAGGCCAAGTTCTCGCATGATCTCGCGCTCGCCCAAGCCGCAACCGAGGAGGCGCAGCGCCAAGCCGCGACGCATCGCGCGACGATCGACAATTACCAGCGCCATTGCGCCGATATTCAGCTCGCCGCCATCGAGATGATGATCCAGTTCGGCAAGCTCGCGCAACTCGAGCGCGCTCGGAGCGATCATCGGCACGTCACGACGTCGCTTCGCGACCATTTGCCTTTCTGACCCGAGGCTCGCCATGCGCGACATTGCCCCCGATTCCGATTGCATCGCCATCCGCTGCGCCGTCGCGTCGATCCCCGCGACGCTGGACCTCGCCGACGAGCCGCAGCTGCTCCGCCATCTCATCGCCGATCACACGCTATCGCTTCGCGGCGCCATTCGCCTCGCGCCGCGCATCCGCCATTTGGCGCGCCACGCCCGCGCTTTCGGGCTCGCCGATGCGCTCGCCCTCGGACATCCGGAGGAGGCCCTCGCGCCGCAGCCGCAGGCCGCTATCGAGCAGAGGAGCGCCGCATGAGCCCGAATGATTTCACCAAGCCGCCCATTGCGTCCAGCCCCCGCCAGCGCCTCGCCGACGCCAGCCCCGCGGGTCGCCGCGCCAAGATTTCCTGCGCAACGCGCCCCGTGCCGGAAATTCAGAAAATCACGACGGAGCGCCCCGACGCGCGCTTCGCCAGCCGCTGCTACGACGGCACGCCGACCGTGGCCATTTCCCTTCCGCGCCTCTCGTTTTTGGAAAAGGTGAGCCGATGAGCGAGATCATAGACGAAGAGCTGCCGCTGGCCCTCATCACGCGCCTGTCGCCGCTCAATCCGCGCCAGGACATGACGAGCGACGTCTCGACGCTCGCGGCGACGATCCGCGCGCGCGGGCTGTTGCATCCGATACTTGTCCATGCGCTTCCCGGCGACGAGCCCGGGGAATTCTCCGTTCTCGCCGGCGGGCGCCGCTGGCGCGCGCTGCGCTTGCTCGATTCGGAGGATTTGGACTCGCCCTTTGTCCGCGTCCATATCTTCAAAGGGTCCGAGGCCGAGGCGCGCGAGGCGGCGCTCGCCGAAGCCGTGACGCAAAAACCCTTGCATCCGGTCGAAGAGTTCGAGGCCTTCGCCGATCTCGAAAAGTCCGGCTTCGATATTCCGACGATCGCGCGCGACTTCGCTTTGACCGAGCGCCATGTGAAGCAGCGCCTCGCGCTCGGCCGATTGAGCCCGCGCGTGCGCGCGCTCTGGCGCGAAGGCACGATCAGCCGCGATCTCGCCGAGGTTTTCACGGCGGGAACGATCGAAGCGCAGGACGCCGCGCTCGATAGCTGCGGCGACGCGCCGCAGCTCTATTTCGTTCGCAAGGCGCTGCGGCGCGAGGGCGTCGGCGCGCATGAGCCGCTCGCGAAATTCATCCTCGCCGAGCCGGCGCGCCGCGCAAGCTATGAGCTTTTGGGCGGACGCATCGAAGAGAGTCTGTTTTCGGAAGAGACGATCTTGCTCGACCGCACGATCGCGAAGAATTACGTCGACGGCTCTTTGCTGGAGGCCGCCGAAGAGATCATGCAGCAAGAGGGCTGGGGCCGCGCCGAGATCGCCGGCGGCGCCGATCCCGATCCGATCGAGGTCGAGCCGGACTATACGGCCAAGGAAGAACGCCGCATCGAGGTCATTCGCGCGGAATGCCGCGAATGCACGGATGGAGATCGCCGGCTCGCGCTCGATAAGGAAGTCGATGAGATCGACATTCGTGCTTTCCTACGCGCCGTCCCGAAGAAGCAGCGCGCCGCGCTCGGCGTGCGCGCCGAGCTGGACGGCCAAGGCCAGCTCGAGATCATCCGCGCCGTGCCCCAGGCTTGGCCGGATGAGGTGGAGGAGATGTTGGCCGGCACGGCGGCGCGTGATCCCACCATCGGCGAGATCGTCCAGGCCGGCGGCAAAGCCGCCAAGACGCGCGAGCGTGGCGAGCCGGAGCCGCCGGCGATCCCGCCCGCGCCCGGCGGCAAGGAGGCGGAAGAAATCTTCCGCGATGCGCTCGGCGCCGGCCTCGCCAGCGCGACGGCGCGCAATCCCTATTTGGCGCTGGCGTTCGCCACGGCCGCGCTCGGCTGTTCGCATGGCTGCATCGGCGTCGGGCTGCGCACCACCTTCGACGAACCGGACGCGCCGCCGCGTCACGATCTGCTACAGCGGCTCGCGCCCTCGCATTTTCTCACCGCGCTCGCCATCGTCGCGCCGATCTCGCTCATCGATCTCACGGCCGCTTTCGCCGAGCTGGTGGCGCGCACGATCTGCTTCGACGATGTGAAGCCGGCGCAGACGCAGAATTTCCTCTCGCTCGCGACGCGCATGGGCGCCGTGCGCAATGACGTCGCCGAGGCGCTCGACTATAAGGCGCTGTTCCAAGCCCTCTCGCGAGAGGACGCGCTCGACGCGATCCGCGCGATCGACGGCGAGGCCGCCGCGCTGGACGCCGCCAAGCTGCGCAAGCCGAAGATCGTCGAGCGCGCGGCCATCCTCGCCAAGGACCGCAAATGGCTTCCCGAGGCGCTGGAATCGCTTTGCGCGCGGGAGGCGGAAGACACGCGCTCGACGGCGCAAGCCATGGTCGAGGCGATCGAGGCGGATGAGAAAGAGCTGGACGATGACGCGGCCGCCGAGGTCTTCGACGCGCGCCGCGCCACCCGCGAGACAGCCGGCGACGCAGACGCCACAGAAACCGACGAGAACGCCGGCGAGGCAGCGGGAGAGGCGAAGCCGAATACGATCGATATTGCGCAAAGCGAATGGACGAAGGAGGTCGAGACTGTTTGCATTGGCCAGCGTGATCTTCCGATTATGGCGCAGTTTCTCGCGATGCGCTGCTATCGCGACGAGGCGTCGAAAATCACCCTTTCGGATTTCCGGGACGCCATGTGGGACTTCGGCGAAAACCTCGACCCGGACTATCTGTTGGCCACGGGCGAGCAGGACGGGCCGCTCGCCGATCTCGGGATCACACAGAAGCGCATCAAGGGCGTCTCATATCTCATCGGCCTCGCCATTCGCGAGGACAGCGAAGCGCGCAAGGCGGCGGAGTGACGGGCATGACCGAGCTTCCTCTCATTTCCGAGCCGCCGTTCTTTCGCCCAATCGAGCCGCATGAATTCGCGCTCGTCATCAACCCCGGCGCGGGGCCAGCCCCGCCGGGCGCTTTCGATCTCGGCGAGGGATGGACGCCATCCTTTTTCTCTTTCTTGGTTCCCGAAGGCCGCGCTGCTGTATGGGGATGGACGAAAGGAAGCTTTGCGATCGACGAGCGCTATTGCGAGTTCCCCGATTGCGGCAAAACGATCTATTGCGCAGTTCTAACCTATCTGCCGAATGGCTACCGAGTGGCGATATTCAATTCGTCCGAAGACGCGACGCTTGCCGCCTCTCTTCTCGCGCGGGAACTCGATTGGTCGGATAGCTCGCCCGAAGCGCTTCTCGCGCAAGGCCGACGCGCGCTCGTCGTCATCATGACTCGTTTCGACGAGCGCGAAGATATGCAGCCCTACGCCGTATGGTGCGCACGCTTCGACGGCGAGATCGCGAGGGCGCATGGCTGAGAAGAGCGCCATCGAATGGACGGATGCGACCTGGAATATCGTGACGGGTTGCAGCCTCGTCTCTCCGGCTTGCACGAATTGCTACGCGATGCGCCTCGCCGGGACGCGCATGAAAAATCATCCGTCGCGGCAAGGCCTCACGCGCGAGGTCAACGGCAAGCCTGTGTGGACGGGCGAGGTCCGCGTCAATTGGGAATGGATCGAGCTTCCCTTTCAATGGGCGCGAGCGCGCGAGATTTTCGTCGCGGCGCATGGCGATCTTTTTCACGCGGCTTTGCCCATATCCGAGATCGCGACGATTTTCGCCGTCATGGTCGCGGCGCATCACCTTCGCGGCCACGTCTTTCAAGTGCTGACGAAGCGCGCCGAGCGCATGCGCGAAGTCTTGAGCGACCCCGAATTTTGGGAACAGGTCAACGCCGAGGCCGGAGCTCACATCCTAGAGCGCACAGATGCGCTCGCCCGCAGGCGAGACGACGCGCGCGCGACGCTCGGTGAATATGGCGCCGATAATCCGCCGCCAGGAATTTGGATCGGCGTGACGGTTGAAGATCAGCGGCGCGCCGACGAGCGCATTCCGGATTTGCTCGCGACGCCGGCGGCCTTTCGCTTTGTGAGTGCCGAACCGTTGCTCGGCGAGCTGAATTTGAGTCGGCTCGGGACGCTCGACATTGTGCGCGCAGCGCTACCGGATGTCGTGGCCTATCACGAGCGCGATGTTCGGCCGAATACGATTTCCGGGATACAAATTGACTCGCTCGACGGCGCTCGCCAAGCCACGATCTACTATCAGACGCCCGATCACATGGGCGGCTTCGCGATCCGATTCCCGCGCCCGTTCCCGCGCCTCGACCTCGTCATCGCCGGCGGCGAGAGCGGCCCAGGCGCGCGGTCGACGCCGATCTCTCTCTTTCGCTCCCTTCGCGATCAATGCGCGGTGGCAGGCGTCGCCTTCGACTTCAAGCAATGGGGCGAATGGATCGACGCGGATCAGTTCCTCGCCTTGGTCGCGCCGGAGCGCGTTTCGGCCGGGCCGCTTACCTTCGTCGGCGCGACGAAGCTCGGCGTCGATTGTCTCGCCGCGTGCGAGCATCATTCCGATGGCTCGTCTTCGCTCCGCGTCGGCAAGCGCCGCGCCGGGCGCTTGCTCGACGGCCGAGAGCACAACGGAACTAGGAGAAGGGCGCAACCATGACCGCTCCGATCGACTCGAAATGGTACCCCGAATGCTATCTCGACGAATGCATGCCAGCGGGCCGCGTTTCGGCGAGCGCATGGATCGTGGAGATTGACGGCGCGCCGCATCTTGCGGGCGACCGCTTCAACGGCGAAGGCGCGTCCCCTCTGACGGACGGCCAGATCGTGCGTTTCTTTCGCTGCGACACCTTCGACACGATCGAGATGACGCTCACGGAAGACGGCCATTCCTTCGCCCAGGAGCCGCCGGCCGATTTCGAGCAGTGCTGCATTAGCGACGGCTGGCAGAGCGACACGCTGGCGACCTGCATCGACGAGATGGTTTCGCTACTTCGCGAAAACGATGCTGGGGAGGGCGACTATGAAGCGAGCTTCTACACCTATGTCGACACCGGCCCTTGGCGCTTCGTCGCCGCCTCGAGGACGTTCGAACAGGTTCAGTCATGACGCGCCGCCGAGACGACGCACGCGCAGATCTGTTCACCGAGCCGCTCATCAAGCGCGCGAGCCTGTCGCCTTGCGGGCGCTATCGCTATCGACTGTCGCGCACTTGGGACGTTTCGAAAATTTCGCTCGCCTTCGTCATGCTCAATCCGAGCACGGCAGATTCGGAATTTGACGATCCAACCGTGCGCCGCTGCATGTCCTTCGCCCGGCGCGAAGGCTATGGCGGAATCCATATCGCCAATCTATTTGCGCTGCGCACGCCGAGCCCGGCCGCCCTATGGAAAGCGGAAGATCGCATCGGAGGCGTGGAGGCGGAACGCGCGATCGTCGAGGCCGCCGAATTGGCGAAAGATACGGGCGCGCCGATCGTTTGCGCATGGGGCGCAGATGCTAGAGGCCGCGGCTCTTTTACAATCGAGGCGATGCGCAGCCGCGGCGCGCGGCTCGTCTGCCTCGGTAAGACGCGGGACGGGAGCCCGCGCCATCCGCTCTACGTTCGAGGCGATCAGCCCTTGGAGCCGTTCCCATGACCCGCGCCCGCCACCTTCTCGCCGCACAGCGCGAGCCGATCGGCCTCTCGGCGGAGGAATCGGCGGCCTATCTCGGCGTGAGCTGCAACACGTTCCTCGGCGCCGTGCGGCGGGGTGACATGCCGCAGCCGCGCCAGCTCGGCTCGCGCTCGCTTTGGGAGGCGGACGAGCTGCGGACGGCCTTCCGCACGCTTCCCCGGCGAGGCTTGCGGGAGGCGGCCGATCCGGGCGAGACTGCGGACGAGGCCTTCGATTGGAGCGAGACGGCCCCATGACGCGCGCGAGCCGCCCGAAAGGCCCCGCGCGCCCCGCTCCCGGCGCGTGCGATATGGCGTCTATCGATTTCAAATATCTCGTAAAAGATACCGACCGCTACGGCACGGACCGCTATTATGTCCGCATCAACGGCCGCAAGCGGCGCATCCGCGGCGAGCCGTCGAGCCCGGAATTCATCGCCGCCTATCACGCGGCGCGGGCGGAGCTGGAGGCCGGGCAGGGCGCGACGGCGGAGCGCAAGACGATTCGTGCCGGCTCGCTCGAATGGCTCGGCCGGGACTATTTCGCGAGTGGCGGCTTCCGCCAGCTCGACGGGCGCTCGCAACGGCTGCGGCGGAATATCCTCGAGGCGTGCTTCGCCGAGCCGGTCGCGCCTGGCGCGCGGCAGATCATGGGCGACTGCCCGCTTTCCGCTTTCCGCTCCCGCCATGTCGAGACGTTGCGGGACCGCAAGCTCGAGACGCCCGGAGCCGCCAATAATCGCCTCAAATATCTCGGCGCGATGTTCTCTTGGGCGGTGAAGTCGAAGCGCTGGACGGACAATCCCGTCGTCGGCGTCGAATCGCTGCGCTACGCCTCGGACGGCTTCCATAGCTGGTCCGACGAGGAGCGAGGGCAGTTCGAAAAGCGCTGGCCCCTTGGGACCAAGCCGCGGCTCGCCTATGCGCTATTGCTCTTTACTGGCGCCCGGCGCGGCGATGTGGTGACGCTCGGCCGCCAGCATATCCGCAATGGCGTCATCGCATGGATACCGGAGAAGACGAAGCGCAACAGGTCCGATCCGGTCTTCGTCGAGATCGTCGAGCCGCTCCGGACGGCGATCGACGCCGGACCGGCGGGGAACTTGACGTTTTTGCTGACTGAATATGGCGCGCCTTTCTCGGCCGCCGGCTTCGGCAATTGGTTCGGGGAGAAATGCGCCGAGGCTGGCCTGCCCCATTGCAGCGCCCATGGGCTGCGCAAGGCCGGGGCGACTATCGCCGCGGACGGCGGCGCGAGCGAGCGCCAGCTCATGGCGCTCTATGGCTGGACGACGCTCGGGCAGGCCTCGACCTATGTCCGCCGGGCGAACAACAAGCGCCTCGCCGCGGGCGCCGTCCGGCTCATCGGGGAAACGGCATGCGAACAGAATGTCCCACTTTGTGGGACGGATGCGGTCCCACTGGACGGAACCGACTGATTTTATTGCTTGATTTTTTGCGCTGGCAGGAGTGGAGGGACTCGAACCCCCAACCCCCGGTTTTGGAGACCGGTGCTCTAGCCGATTGAGCTACACTCCTGCGGGACGGCGCGCCGTCGGGCTTCTCATGCCGCATCAGGGCCGA